GAGGGCGGTGCCGATGTTCAGGACTCACCAATCGAAGACCTTTGCTATGTCAATCTCGCGCATTATCGCAATAGCGCAGACCTAGAAAATGGTGCGCATGTGGCGGGACTACCCACGCCTTGGGTAAACGGAGTGGATGACCCTACAAGCTTCCCTACTTTGCATCTTGGTAGCGATACCGTACTAATTCTACCCACTGGCTCACAAACGGGCATCCTGCAGTGTGGCAGTGAAGGCTTTGCTACCATCGAAAAAGCCATGGACCGCAAGGAAAACCAGATGGCAGCCCTTGGTGCACGGATGCTGGCTCAAGAAAAGCGCGCGACCGAAACCGCCGAGGCGTTAGAGATCAAGCGCGGTGGCGAAAACAGCGTGCTAGCAAGTCTGGCTGCTACCGTAGAAAACGCATTAACGAGCGCTCTACGCTTTATGGCAGAATGGCAAGGCGCAGACCCATCGGAAGCTGCGATCGAGCTGAATAAAGACTACTTCGCCCAAGGCATGGATGCGCAGATGCTAACCGCTTGGGTTGCCGCGTGGCAGCAAGGGGCAATCTCCTATCCGACATTCTTTGCTGGCTTGCAGCGAGGCGAAATGGTGCCGGAAAGTCTTACAGCAGAAGACGAAATGGAACAGATCGGTAATGCCGAACCGCTGGGCATGATCGGCGATGACGGTCAATAGTGAGATTTTAAGCGCTAGTATTCGTCATTCCATATGGCTAGAGCGCTATCGTGCTCAGGTGGCTAAGAAGGCGCTAGCAGAGCTTAATAAAGCAAATCGCAAGCTTGTTGAGCGCATTGCGGGAGAGCTTACGAGAATCGAAGAGCGCGGCTACAGCTTGAGTGCAGCAACGCAAGCGAGACTAACCCAGCTTCTTAGATTAATAGCAGATGACAGGGCGGAAGTTTTTAGCGCCGCGAATGACTATACCGCAGACGAACTAAAAGACTTTGCGGTCTATGAGGCAGAATTTCAGGCCAAAATGATTAAGCAGGCCGCCATGCCGGTAGCAGCGTTAGACATGGCAATGCCGACGAAATCGCAGCTGTATGCCGCCGTTACGAAACAACCCTTTCGCGGTCGTTTATTGAAGAATTGGTATGCGGGCCTAGCTGCCAATGATGCGCAGCGAGTCACCGACGCATTGCGTATCGGCATAGCGGATGGGCAGACAACAGACCAGATCGTTAGGCAAATTCGCGGAACTCGGGCGCTTGGCTATTCCGATGGCGTGTTAGATATTACCCGCCGTGAAGCATACAGCATGGTGCGCACTGCCACGGCGCATGTAGCGGCACGTGCAAAAGAAGACCTTATTGCCGCAAATGACGACATTGTCTTAGGCGAGCAATGGATTGCGACACTGGACTCGCGCACAACAGCGACATGCGCTAGTCTTGATGGTAAGATTTTCGACATAGGAAAAGGGCCGCAGGTTCCAAGGCATTTTAACTGCCGCAGCCAGCGCATCCCCTATCTGGGCGAAACCGACATCGAAGGTACGCGCGCATCGAAATTCGGGCCTGTTCCTGAGTCAACGACTTACGAGCAGTGGTTACGCGGACAATCTGCAAGTGTTCAGGATGATATTCTGGGCGAGGCCAAAGGTAAGCTTTTCCGGGAGGGTGGCTTAAAGCTCGACCGTTTTGTTGACGGATCGGGACGGGAATATACACTGAAACAGTTACGAAAGCGCGACTCTGACATATTTGAAGCGATATTTGGCGATGACGCGCGGAACATATAACGGCACATTGTTAACTAAATGCTCTCTATTGCTTTACATAACATCATCAAGATGCTCTTAACGGAAGAGAACCAATAGTTGTGAGTTAAGATATGAATAGTAAAACGATTATCCTCGCTGCCTTAGTCGCAAGCAGTTCAATTCCTGCATATGCCGCAGACAATGCAGACGATTTCATTTACTTGACGAAAAAAGGGCTGGAAAAGCGCCTTAAAGACCCAGACAGCGCTGAATATAGAAACGTGCGCTATAATGGAGGGCAGCCTCACTCAGCCGTATGTGGAGAGGTTAACTCTAAAAATAGCTACGGCGGATACACTGGTTTTGTCCCGTTTTTTGGTGTTGGCGATGCTGTTTTCATGCCCAGTGATGGCAAAGGTGAATTTGTTGAAACTTATAATCTGCTTTGCAGATAACTAAGTGTTATTGACACCCGCCCGCTTTTCTGCCTAAGTAATATTGGAGCTTTCAACTCCTTACAAGCGGACACCGCACCCGTTAGATGGCGGTATTTTTGTGCCTGACAATTTATGTTGGGAGTGGGTGAACTAAGGCCATTGGCACGAATAAGCCCGCGTTACTTGTAGACGTTGAAAGCTCCCAGCACCCGGCATGGTGTGGGATGCTGATTTTTCAAAACTACAAGGAGGCCATCATGGCACAATTAATCTCAATCGAAGACCTTAACACTGAAGTTAACGACGAACCACGCGTAAGCCATAAAAAGCTGGCCCAAGTGCTGGAATACGATCAGCCCCATAAACTTAAACACTTAATTGATCGGAATAAAGAGGAGCTATTGCAACATGGAATAGTTTCGTCCGCCGTGGACGAAACTACTAAATCTGGTGGTCGCCCATCTAGGACATACTATTTAAATGAAGCACAGGCGCTATTGGTAAGTATGTTTAGCCGAACAGATAAAGCCGCCGAAGTCCGTAAAGCAGTTATTGAAGTCTTCATGGCCTACCGCCGAGGCGAATTGGTGCAAGCCACCATCTGCGCAGAACAACAGCGCCAGATACAAGAGGCGGTCAACCGCAAGGTCACGCGCACGAATCAAACGCATCAAGCGGTATATCATGACTTTAAAACGCATTTCAAAATCCCGCGCTATGACGAGTTGCCAGCATCGCAGTTCGACGAAGCCATGCGTTATCTTAACGGTAGCCCCTTGCCCGTTCCGGCAGCAGAGCGACAGAAACAAGCGGAGTTGATAGCTGCGTATATGGTCGCAAAGGAACTGTATGCATTGGTGGAAAACGAAAAAGTGTATGAACTGACAGTGCTGATGCATCAAGAGGCCAGGAAATGTGCGCGCGCTATGATTAATATAGGTGAGCTTTATATGCCGGAACTCAAAGACAAATTAACGCCAATAACCAAATATGTTTTTCACGAAGGCAACAACACCACACACTGAGATAAAACGGCACAAAACCAACTGGGGGCTTCGGCCCCCTTTTTTCAACACCCTGCCAAACTGGCGGGGTTTTTTATTGCCGCAGGGCGGCAAAACTCAAACCCAGGGGGAATGAATGACTGTTATCGACACGAATACCGAAGAAGGCAAAGCAGAGCTACAAAAGCTCATTGATAACGCAACGGAGGGACTAAAAAACAAAAACTCCGAGCTACTGGCAGAAGTGAAAGACCAGAAAGCAGCGAACAAATCGTTTCAAGATCAGTTGGACGAACTTAAAGCGGCTAAGGAAGCGGCTGACGAGGAAGCGGCCAATAAATCCGGCGATGTAGAAAAGATCAAAGCTAATCTTGAGACTAAGCATCAAAAAGAGCGTGAAGCATTAATGAGCGAGCTAAAGGGCAAGAACAGCATGTTACATACGATGCTGGTCGACAATGGCTTGACGGAGGCGCTCAGCAAAGCGGGCGTAGCGCCGCAATATATGGATGCTGCTAAAGCGCTCATTCAAAAGAACAACGCAGCCGAAGTAACAGAAGTCGACGGCGCAGCAGTTGCGCGCATCGGCAATGAATCAATTAGCGACTTTGTAAAAGGTTGGTCGCAGGGCGATCAGGGTAAGCATTTTGTCGCTGCACCGGCGAATGGCGGTGGTGGAGCTGGTGGCTCAAACGGTGGAGGCAAGGCCCCTAGCGGTAAATCTTGGATGGAAATGAACAACCAAGAAAAAACTGAATATCTTAAACAAAACAAGGAGAAATAGGTTATGTCTTTAGGGGATATGGTGGTCTTTCACGACTATCTCTACCGTTCCATGACGGAAACGGTAAAACAGCAGGTTCAACTTTTTAACACCGCATCGGCTGGCGCGTTGGTTCTAACAACCGCAGCTAATGTTGGCGACTTTTCGGAAAAGGCTTCATTCAAGCTTATTCCGAATCTGGTTCGCCGCCGGGATGCGTATGGCTCTGGTGCTTTAACGCCAGTAGACATTGAGCAGTTGCGTAATGTGTCGGTCAAAGTAGCAGCCGGTACGCCTCCGATTCGTTGGGAGCCGCAACAGTTTGCTTGGATTCAGCGCAATCAGGAAGAGGCCGGTACGATTATCGGCGTGCAGCTGGCGGAAGCTGAAATCCAAGATAAGGTGAATATTGCTATCAAAGCGCTGGTTGCCGCGATTGCGAATAACTCCATGGTATACAATGCCGAGGATGGCAACGTAGAGCTTGCTGATCTGGTAAAAGGCGCTGCCCTGTTTGGTGACCACGCTTCCAGCTTGGCCGCATGGATTACGCATTCTAAGCCGATGCATGATCTTTACGGCAGCAATCTGACGAATGGTCAACAGTTGTTCCAGTTCGGAACCGTCAATATTTCGCAAGATGGGTTTGGCCGGCGCTTTATTGTGACCGATTCTCCAGACTTGATTGAAGCTGATGGTGTCGAAGAAGGAACCGATGCTTATAAAACACTGGGTCTGGTCGAAGGGGCTGCGTTGGTCGAAAATAACGGCGACTTCTTCTCAAATGTTGAAACTTCCAACGGGAAAGAAAACATTGAGCGCACCTTCCAGGCCGAATGGACCTACAACGTAGGGCTGAAGGGGTACTCGTGGGATAAAGCGAATGGCGGAAGTTCACCGACCACGGCTGAAATCGCCACGGGCGCTAACTGGGATAAAATCGTGACATCCAATAAGGATACAGCGGGCGTCATAGTATCTAGCAAATAACATTGGAGAGGGGTGAAAGCCCCTCTTTTTTCTCATGAGGTGAATTATGAAAAAAGAAATCGCATACGAAGAACACCCGGTTTCCCCGGAGCGCAAAGCAGAGCTACGCGAGCAGGGATACAAGATTATTGATGCACGCTTTGATCCAAATCGTGGCACAGTGGAAAAGGCAGAAGGCGATGGCTTCGATGCAGAGGCCGCCAAGGCTTACCTGAAAGAAAAAGGCGTAAGCTTTTCAGCCAACATCGGTGAAAAGAAGCTGATGAAGCTGGTTGAGGAAGCGAAAGCAGCCGAAGCCGAAAGCGGCCAAGAGTAGCACAAATGGCCTTCGTGACAGAAGACGGGACCGGACTAGCGGAAGCGAATAGCTACGTGTCTGTTGCGGAGGCCGACGCTTACCATGCCGATCGCGGCAATGCTGCATGGATAGGCGAAGATTCTGCTAAGCAATCCGCATTGATAAAAGCAACGGATTATTTAGAGCAGACATATGGGCGCCGCTGGAAGGGCGAGCGTCTTTACGCCGATCAAGCGTTAGAATGGCCGCGAACCGTAGACGCCCTGCTACCGAAGGCCATTAAAAGTGTGACCTGCCTACTAGCGCTTGAGGCAATCGAAGGCGTGGACCTTAACCCGACACTAGGGCGGGCAATTAAGCGCGAAAAGGTTGATGTCATAGAAACCGAATTTATGGATAATGCCGCGCCTACCAATACGCGCCCGGCGATCGATGGCTTATTGCTAGCCACAGGATATTTAACAAGCAGCGCGGCTTGGGGCGTTCCGGGTAATGGGAAAGTAATACGCGTATGACCGATTATCAAAAGACCGCCGAGAATGCTTTGCGCATGATTGCCAGCAAGGGCCGCGCAATTGCGTTTTCCTATATGAGCGAAGAGCATGTTTACGACCCGGCAACAGACACTTTCACCGAGGGCGAAGCATATAGCAAAGAAGTTAAGGGCGTGTTTACCAGCTTTGCAACGAAAGACATTGACGGAGAAATCATCCGCCGAAGCGATAAGCGTGTTTTAGTTGCAGCCGCTTCATTGAAAGACCTGCCCTTGCCAGAAGGCGCACTTACAGATGGCAATGAGTCTTATATCATTATCAATACTGAGGTGCTGCAGCCGGGAGATACGCCCCTGCTCTACATGATTCAGGTGAGGCGATGAGTGACTATCGAAAGCAGATTGATCTGGCCAAAGCCGGCATTGATAAGAAGCTAAGTAAGGTAGTCAGGTTATCTGCGCTTGCTGTCTATGGCGAGGTTGTAAAAAATACGCCGGTTGATACTGGTCGTGCCAAAGGTAACTGGTGGGCAGGAATGAATGATGTCCCTGCAACAATTCATGATGCGGAAGATAAGACGAGTGGCGCTTCATTACAGCGTGAGGCGGAGTCAAAGTCCCGGGAGGCCATTCAGGCATTTAAGCCCGGCAGTAAAATCTACATTAGCAACAACCTGCCTTATATTCGCAGACTCAATGACGGATATTCTAAGCAAGCACCTGCAAGCTTTGTCGAATCGGCGGCACAGGTCGGAGTTGCGAAAGCAAAGCAAATAGCAAAAACGAGGTTCGGCGATGAGCTTTAAAGACGCAGAAGCAGCGGTGCGCGCTTACTTTGCCAGTAAGTGGAATAATACCACACCCATAGCGTGGCCCGATTTTCGTTTCTCCACTCCTGCCGGAACATGGGTTCGCTTTAGTATGAAAAATACCATGGGCTATCAGGCAAGCGCGGGGAATCCCGGTAATAATGCCTACCGGCGCAAGGGAATCGTAACGATACAGATATTCCAGCCAGAAAACAAAGGCAGCACCGACGCAAGGGCTAAGGCGGATTTGGCAGCAAGCGCATTTATACCGCCTAACAGGTTAGCGGGGTTTCGTTTTACCAACGTCAACGCCCGCGATATCGGCCCCGATGGCAACGGCTGGTATCAATGGAATGTGACCGCCGAATACGAATACGACATAGCGGCATAAGGATTACCCGAATTTAGCAACACGCCCCGCTTTTGCGGGGTTTTTTATTTGTTCCAGAAAAGGAGAACACTATGACCATTGCGGAATCCTCACAAACCCGCGTAGCCTATATTCGCGAAGCTACGCCCGGCGTTACTCCGGCGACACCAGCGTTTAAGGAGCTGCGTTATACTGGCGAATCATTCAAGCATGATCGCCAAAACACCACTAGCAACGAAATGCGCCCGGATCGCAATGTAACCGATTTGACCCAAACAGCGGGCGGCGCAAGTGGCGGCTTCAATTTCGAGCTATCGTATGAAGCCTTTGACGACTTCTTCGAGGCTGCCTTGTGTGGTGCATGGGCTACAAATAAGGTTATCAATGGCACCGCGAAATATACGCATACTTTTGAGAAAACCTACGAGCAAGGCGCGACGGACACTTATCTGCGCTATACCGGCATGGAAGCGGGCACCCTATCGATACGCCTTGAGGCTGGCGGTCTGGCGACAGGATCACTAAGCTTTACCGGTCTAGGTGGCAGTTCAGATGACGCCCCTATCACTGGTGCCACTTATGCCGATGCGCCCACAAATGAGGTAATGAGCGCGGGCTTCGATTTCGCAGACCTCGCGATTACGGGTGTGACTAGCCCGAAGGTTACGCGCATTGAGCTGCAAATTGCTAACAATATGCGCCAGCAACGCGCGCTTGGCTCTGTCAACGCCGTGGGTATTGGTAAGGGCCGCTGCGTCGTTACTGGCACAGCAACGCTGTATTTTGAAAACAAGGAAGCATACGACCTATTCCTTAATGGCACAGCTGCAGACCTGACCTTTACCCTTGGTGGCGAGGATGAGCTTCAATACATCTTCAATATTCCTAAGCTGAAGTTCAGCGACGCCGATGTTCCCGCATCTGGCAACGATCAGGATATTGTCATTACTCTGCCCTTCCAAGGTCTTTACGACGCAGGAATCGGGGCGACTATTGAAATCGAGCGCGTACCAGCCGCTTAAGCCAGATACCGCACCCGGTGGCGGTTGTTTTATGGTGGGCTGGTTTCATCGGGTGCCAGTCCACCACCAACCTGATGAGGATATTATGACTACTCTTTACGATACATTCGGAACCGACCAAGACTTAGAAAAAGGCAGCGGCGTGACACTAGATTACGGCGATGCGGGTTCTATTACCATCCACCGCGCAGGCGGCGGTAACCGTAAATTTTATACGGTAATGGACGCAGTGCTAAAACCGCACCGTCATGCAATCCAGAACAAGACCTTGGATAAAGAAACAGACGATCGATTAATGGCGGAGATTTACGCAAAGAGCGTGATTATAGGATGGTCTGGGGTCAAGGGGCGTGATGGCAAAAAGCTACCGTTTAATGAGGCCAATGCGATTAAGCTACTGACCGACCTGCCCGATCTCTTTGCCGATATTCGGGCGAATGCAATGAGTATCGATACTTTCCGTAAAGAAGCGCAGGAGCAAGAAGCAAAAAACTCTGCGAAGTCCTAGTCTGGCAATTGGAGTGGGGCGCAAAGATCAAAGACCTAGAAGCCGTCATGGCGATGGGCGTAATGCCCAAGGCTTTATCCGAGCGCCCTACTCTTTTGCCGGGTTTGGACATTTATCTTACTGCCTATCGTGAATTAAAAAGCGACCGCCCTATAGGGATGGCCATTGGCCTCATTCCTTGGAGCAGTATTCACAGATGGGCAATATTTCACGGCCTTACCCTTCCCGATGATGTGGCCGTTTTAGAGCATCATATACGCGCGCTCGAATCCGAAGAGCGTGTTTTCGAGAAGAAGGGAAAGCCATAAATGACCGATGTAGAGATTGTCATAGGCATTGAGGGCCGTCCCGAAGGTGGCCGCGTTATTAAACGCACCCTTGATGACGTTGGCAACTCTGCGGATCGGGCGAATCGAGCTACCGATGTATTGCGCCGTACGGTGGTGGGTCTGGCCGGAGCGTTTGGTGCGCGTGAGCTAATCCGTTTTACGGACAGCATTACAGTAATGGAAACGCAGTTGCGTAACGTGACGCGCGGCGCTTCCGACTTCAATGCGAAATTCGACTCGCTTTATGCAATAGCGCAAAGAAATGGCGACGCTGTAGGCGACCTAACTGCCAACTTCGTACGTTTAAACACGTCTTTGCCAGATTCGATCCGATATACAACGGATTTAACGAAGGTGACAGAAATCTTGTCACGTGGTTTTGCAGCTTCTGGCGCATCGGCGCAAGCATCCGGCCAAATTATGACGCAGTTAACGCAAGGCTTGGCTGGGAACTTCGCAAATGCGGCACAGGAAATTAATTCGCTAATCGAAGGCGCGCCACTACTAGCGCGTGTTATTGCTGAGCAGCTTGGTGGTAAAGCCGCAAGCGACTTAAAGAAATTCGCTGAGGAAGGAAGATTAGCCACACAAAGCATGCTTGGCGCTATCATTGCTTCTGAAGACACAGTTAAGTCCTTTGCTATACCGCCCACCATTGAGCGCTCGTGGACACGCATTGGCAACGCATTCGCTCGCGTGGCAAGTGAGAGCGACCTATTGGAAAGCGGCGTCACTGGTTTAGCGGGCTTAATGGATGGCTTGGCCGAAAACTTCGACACTCTGGCCACGGCGGCTATTGCAACGGGCGGTGCATTGGCAACCAGATATGTTGCAGGCGCGGTTGCCGCAAATGTAGCCAGCTTAACGTTAGCCGGTACTATGTCCACACTCGGGGGCATAATGGCGACCGTATTCCCGGTAGCTCTGATTGCCGGGGCAATATTCTCTATCATAGAATATTTTGACGAACTGCACGCCACCGCCTTACTTTTGGGCGGCGAAATTGCTAAATTCGGGGCATCTGTTCACGCCACCTTCAAGGGCGTTTTTTACAGCGCCGTTATGTTTAGCAAACAGATATACGATGTCATTAGTAGCATTGGCAGTGATATCCGCGATTTTGTCGCTGACCCGCTGGAGGGATTCGACGGTTCGCGTACAAGCGCAGCTATTAGCGAAGCCGTTTCCGGCTCATTTACGAACGCTTTTAAAGAAGCTCAGGAAGAGGCGCAGAAATTCGGATGGAAGGTTGATGATTACGTCAATGATACCATTATCAGCATCAAAAAGAACGCCGAAGAAGCGCGTGCTGCGAAGGAAGAGCTATTAAATCCCCCGCCAGCAGAGAACGGCGGCGGTCTAAGTAAGGAACTACAAAAATTAGCAGAATCCCAAGCAAAGTGGTCGCAAGAGCTTGGCATATCCATAGAGCAGGCCTCACGTCTTTATGAAGCCAGCATCTTATCCGAAGAGGCGTATCGGCGCACCGCGACAGCTATTGAAATAGAAAACACCCTTCGCCAACAAGGCTATCGAATCGGTAGCGAGGTCTACAATCAACGCAAACGGGAGCTTGAGCAACTTAAAGAGCTTGAGAGCCAGACCGACGACAATCTAGAGGCATGGCAAAAAGAACAGCAGCTGCGGGAAGAATATGCCCGCACTCTAGAGCAGCCATTTATTAATCTGGTCGACAACGTACAGCGCGAGTTCGCCGATATGATTGCCGAATGGGATTTCTCTATGAGCAGCATGGTCGATCTGGCCAAGCGTGCTGCAGCAGAGGTGGTTGCGGCGCTGACAATGCGCGCAGGTATCGAACTGGTACTAGGTACAGGCAGCGGCGCCGGAACAATTGGTAGCCTTATCGGTAGCAGCGGCAACGACACGTTGTCTGGTAGCACCGGCGGGCTTAGCAATCTTTCTACCCTAGGGAAACTGCTTTCTGACGCGCCCTCTATGAGCCAATTGCTATCGGGTAATATCGGCGGCTCAAGTGCGCTCAATGAATTTGGTGCAGATTATCTGGGTACGAGTCTGTCGGGCAAAGGCGGGTTTACCAACGCCTCTCTATCTGGCACCGCACTTAGCGCTGGTGTCGGTGCTGTAGCAGCATCCCTTCTGGGGCTAAGTAGCGGCAACTTTGCGGTTGATACCGGTGCAAGCCTAGCAGGCGCATACGGCGGCGGCGCTCTCGCGACTCAATTAGGGTTTGGTTCATTCGCAGGGCCTGCTGGCGTTATTGGATCGCTCGCTCTAACGGCTCTCGGCGGAAGTCTATTTGGTAACAAATCGCGACCGCATCCAGCCGCGGGGGCAGCTACCGATTCGTTTACCGCTAACGGAATAGGCAATTATACTACCGGATTTAAGCACCTGTCTAAAGAAGATGCCGAGCAATTTGCTTCAAGCTTCAACACCTACTTTGGCACGCTTTCGCAGTCTGCAGGCATCGACCTTTCTATTCTAAACGACGCGATCAAGAATGCCGGGCCGGGTGCGTTTGCTTTCTCCGGGGGAGTTGATGATGGAACCGGCTATCTATCTCTTGGCACCGGCGACAAAACTAAATACCGCGCCGAGGTCACCTTTGATCCCGAAGACGAAACCGCGTTCAATACTGCATTAGGCGAGTTCTCTAAAATCGTTTTGATGCGCGTTGCTGATCTGGGTGGCGAGGTCAACGGCACATTACTTGGCGTGCTCGATCGCATTAAAACCGAAGGCCGGTCAGTAGAAGAGGTAATGCAAGACATTGCTTTTGCATCTGCTTTCGATACGCTTGGCCAGTTCCCGCAGGAAATGAGTCAGGTTGAGGCCAGCGTCGCCACTCTGCGCGATACCTTTAACGAGGCAGCGGAAACCGCAGAACGCTTAGGGTTATCTGTCGAAAAAGTGCGAGAATTTGAAGAAACCCGTATGCAGCAATTACAAAGCGGCTACGTGCAGGGCATCGCGCAATCCATTCTGCAAAGCCAAAGCCCGGCAACCCTGCAGCAAATGCAGGAGCAACAACGCTATCAACAGCAGCTGCGAGACTTAAAAGAGCTGGGCGCTACCCAAGAGCAAATGCAGATGGCGGAGCTATTGCATCAGATCAATCTACAAACGATCTTAGAGCAGAATAGCACCCTTCAAACTGCGGCACTCGATACAGAACAAGAGCGCCTGCGTGTGGCAAATGATACGGCAGCGCGCTTTAGCCGTGCAGGCAGCAGCCTGCAAAGCATACTGTTCGATCTGACAAACGGGCAATATAGCCCGCTGCATCCTACGCAAAATCTCGATCAAATGCGCGAAACCGTGCGCGCGCTAGGACAACGTGCGGGGGTCGGCGATATTGAGGCAGCCGAGGAGCTTGCGAGCCTTATTCCGAAATTCGTGCAGCTATCCGGCGAAGTAAACGGATTTAACGCCACTTTTGAAGCTGACCGGGCGATGGCGGAATCGCTGACCCGGCAGGCTATTGGAGTGGCAGAGCGCCAAACGCAACTGCAAACGCAAATTGCATCCGCGGCCCAAGAACAGATCGACGTGCTCCGCACCGGCTTTAACGCCCTTGAAACCGCTCTGCAAAAGCTTGGCGGCGGATTGACAACAGAAGACATCGTAAACGCGGCTAACGGCTTATCCGGCTTATCAGACCCACAAGCCTGGGCGACTAAATGGGGCAGAAATAACGGCTATCTCGGAGCGAATGAAACCGCAACCGGCGGCCTGCTAACGACACGCATTAATGCAGCGGGTGGCACGGACTGGGCGCGCTATGCCGAAGAGGCAAAGGCAGCAGGATATGCAAATGGCGGTCTGGTAACGGGCGGCTATGGTGGAATCGACGATATAAGCGCACGATTGACCGCAAACGAGTTCGTCATGAAACGCGATGCCGTAGAAGCGATTGGCGTACCGCACCTAAATTACATGAACCAGACTGGCTCGATGCCCTCTAACGATAACGCGGTTTCATCAAAACTTGATGCCGTTATTGCAGCCCTTCACGCTCTAGGCCGCACCTTAGAGGACAGCGGCAATCTTTCGCTAGAGGTTCAAGAGCAAATCCGCGCAGCATTGAGTGACATCGCGGATAATGGCGCGTTAGCAAACATCGCTTAGGGGGATTATGGAAAGCCTTATTCTTTTTGAAACCTCCGCATTGCATAGCGACCTAAGCGTCGAGGATATCCGCATCGGGAGCAGAGGGTACAGCCACCCCTCCGCACCGGGATACTTCTCGCCGCATCTGGCAAAGTCCGGCAGCGTCACACTTAGCCGCTCAATATTAGAGAATCGCAACGCCTTTGGCTTCGGATCGAAAGACGCCGCGCGAATCATCGCTACGAATGCGCGTGGGCAATATGACGCATTGCGCGCCCTAGGCTTTGGCCGTGCGGCTACCATTAAAATCGGAAGCAAGACTGGCAATTACGCATCGATGCAGCCGATTTTTAGCGGTCGCGTCAGTGCTGTAAAACCAGCGCGCGGAACCTGCGAATTTGTCTGGCGCGGACGTAGCGATTTATTGGATAAGCCAATCTCCGAAGGCGCGTTTGCAGGGACCAACGACAATATAAGCATCTTTTACGAGGGGACCCAAGAGGGTATCGGCGGGCAAAAGAAAAAGCGCTGCGGTGGCTACAATTACAATATTGAGCCTGTTCTAGTGAATAGCGGCTTGCGCATCTTTTGCTGGCGCTGGAATAAGGCAGGTCAACGGATAGCAAGCGCCATACTGCATCAGGTTCGCGTATCAGGGGCTGTATGGACCTTTGATGCAGACTACCCGACTATTGATGCTATGCGTGCGGCTGGACCTGTGAATGGTCACTATGTTACGTGCTTAGCAGAATCGGCGCTTATGATGGGCGGTTCAGTGCCGTTAAGCGGCGGCGTGCGCATCGATGTAACGGCACAGTCAAATGCTGCCGATAGATATGCGAGCAACCTGGCTAAAGAGCTTATCCTTGAAGCTGGCATGACAATCGATGCTACCGCATGGGAAGATGTGGCGAGCGAGTCGCCGTATGAGGCGGGATATTATCGGGATTCCGAGAACTATCGAGCAATTATAGACGGGCTAATGTCTAGCGTGCTGGCATGGGCCGTAGAAGACCGTCAAGGCGCAGTGACCTGTGGCAGTTTGCCGGATTTAGAGAACGGCGAACCGGTTGCCTCATTCAGATTATTTGGGCGGGGCAGCGGAGCCGCGGAAAACGATATTAGTATCACATCTTTGACCCCGGAATTTACGGGCGATGATGATCTGGGCATACCGGCAAAAGAGGTGCAAACCACCTATTGCTATAATGCAAATCCTTTAAGCAAAGACAGCATTGCAACGGGAGTGGATGAGTCGATACGTGACCAGCTTTCGCAGATGTGGCGCAAAACCGCCCCTTCTGTAAACGAAACGGTTGCCGCACAATACGAGAACGCTACCACGCTTTTGCATGAAACATGGCTACGTTACGCTGCGGATGCGGAGCAAATTAGAAATAGGCTTGCTCTCTTTTATTCCAAGGTACGCGAACGCTTTACGCTTAAGGTTTCTCTAACGCCTGAGTTGGCGGCGGCAGTGAGCGTAGGCAAGCTAATCAATATTTTTCACCCTCGCTTTGGATTTAGCGCCGGTCGAGTGGGCTTTATTACTGCCGAGAACATCAACAGCAAACAACAGCGCGCCACATTACGGGTATTAGTATGACAAACATTACTTTGGGGCATCGGCCTTGGACGCATACAGCTACCTTTCACGCGCTTGGAGATGAAGTAGCCGGTTATGGCGTCGCACAATTACAGAACGACATACTGTCAAAGCCTTGGCGTAGTGCAACGCTAGACCCCGAAGACACCCGGTTTCGCGTTACCCTACCTCAGCTAAGGCTGGTAAATAGCCTATGGCTTGTCTGGCATAATCTTACGCGCGACGGGCAGGTCCGGCGCCGCCTATATCGCAACGATAGCGGCGAGCAGCAACTGGTATACGATAGCGGGTTTCAGTCATGGTTGAGCGAAGTTTATGACGAAGAGCTTGTCGATTGGGATGGGGGAAACTGGCACGATCGGACTTACACAGACGAAGAGTTAGATTCTACCCCGCTTTACGATCCCTTCTACATCGCTGGCTCACTTTATACCGATGAAATCATCATCGATATTTACGATCCGCTCAACCCGGCGGGCTATGTTGAAGTCGGATTTATGCCGATAGAGGAAGCAATCGAAATTCCAGTCAATCCTACTTATGGCGCGACCTCGGGCTTTAATGTCCGAACCACCATGGAAGAGGCCGAGGGGGGCTACGAGGATTTCGACCCATTGGACAAGCCCAGGTATTTCGATGGCGAGATCGAATACATGGAAACCATTGCCGCAAAAGGCATCTTTTACGAAATGCAGCGCCAACTAGATATACACCGCTGCATGACTTTCTGGCTAGATCGGGATGATACGCAAAACCGACTGCGCGACGCATGGCTTGCCCGACAAGATAAATCTATGGCCCCGATTCAATACAAAACATTCGATAGCGCGGGCATTCGTATAAAACTGAAAGAGGTAATTGGATGAGCTTTACAGAAGACGTTGAAGACGCGATAGATCGCGCCGGTCAATATAATCATTTACAATATCATGCGGTAAACAACCCGTTTGGCTTTGCAGGTATCGGTTACAAAACGCCAGCGGTTACTGGTCTTTTAGGCAATTGGGCGCAGTCTATGAAAGATATGAGCCTCATAGCCAATGCGATAGATGGCAAAACCGCACAAGTAGCCGATGATGCGGAAGCCACGGCAGCCGATCGCGTTGCAACTGGCGAAGATCGTGCAGCAGTCGCCACAGATCGTGCAGCAGCGCAGGCGGCGGCAGATGCGGCGGCGGCATCGGCAGCGCAGGCGCAGGGCGCGCCCTTTGTTACGACCGAAAAGAATGGCAGCGTCTATGACATCACGCTAGCCGATTACATTCTGGGCGATGGCGCGCAGGTGGTCCTAAATATCGACGAAACAAACGACGGCTCAATGTCGTTGCGTGTGAACGATGGCGCTAGCCATTTGATTGTCGAGCCGGGTGATTATGCGCTCGAAGAAGGTCGCTTTCAGGCGGGCCGTAACTATGCGCTGCGTTTTGAAGGGGCAACGAATCAATGGGTTGTCCAAAGCGGGACGGATTTCAACAAGCTGCGCAGCGATTTGAACGCTGCGGGATTCGCGATTAACAACCTGCGCGAATGGAAGCAACTGAGTTACCGCACCGGGCTAGCCGAAGTAGAGGGGCTATATTGCTATACCACTGAAGTAGCAGAACGTTGGCATGCGGTTCGCCCGGTGACAGATACCGGCACCGCAGATATTACGCTTTATGTGAACGATGTAGCAGTCAATTTCGGTGCATCACCTTCCCCTACAGTTACCGGGGGCACATCATTCACCAGCGTGCCGGTCAATGATGGCGGTGACGATTATTACGACGTGCCAGCAAACAGCGTCGTGACCTTAGACATCGCAAACATTACCGATGCGACTCGCATGACTATAGGCATCGATAAGACAGGGAGTTATCAAGCATGACCGAGACTATTGATATAACACCGCCTCCCGCGGAAGCTGCGAGCATCGAGCCATACTATGCCGAGTTCAACATCTCGCAGCGGCGTACAGTAACTGAGAGCGCTAGTTTTAGTGCAACGTTGGGAAGCGACGTGTTTGCAGGTAACAAATTTCATATCATTCCCCTAGAGAACGATGGTGACAATCCCCGCGCGGGCATCATTTATAACAACACAAACAGCACAGGCGGGGTGCACTGCCGCACCGCGGAATACAACGCAGGAAGTCCCGCTATCACACTTGGCACCGAAGGCGACATCCAAGCGAGCTCGACGAAATATTTTATCGCAGACATTATTCCGCTCAAAAAAGACAAAAACTCTGCGCTCGTTATACAAATTGACTATACAACAAACAAAGACTTCAAGGTGTCAAAAGTCACCTTCCCTGCTACCGGCGCGGGGGCACCCACGGTGACACCCACGAACTTAGGCGCGGCCGTAGCCGAGTTTGGATATGCGGGAAATGCGTACAGCGCTGCAGGCTTGATGACACATTGTTGGGTAGAGGATGAGGAAGACGAACGGGTGATTGTTGCTTTTCGCCAGTTAGCCGCGACGTCGGATGGCGGCTCGCCATACCGCGCTATTTTGTTAGATGGTGACGGTGAAGTGGTGGACGCAGCAAGTATTGCAAGTGCTACGTCATGGGGCTCAACAACCAACTATGCCTGCGCTTCGGTAATGGGCCGAGATGAGCATAATGACGCCTATACTTACGTCAGCGCAAGCACTGAAGGCGCTCTTACACAACGGATGCAGATTCAAGTAAGCGGCGATACGATTTCAATATTAAATGCCAGTGATCTCCCTGTAGGGGGTCAAACATATGGCTTTGCTCTGCAGTTTCTAGGGCGGGGAATAGTCGCCCTACTCAGTGCAGCCACCACCAGCACCAACGGGGATATGGGCCAATATATAATGAGTTATGAAGGAACAACCTTCAACACTATCTATCCAGGCCAGTCCCCGGAGTATCGAGGAGACGACTACCAATATATTCCAGGGTATAGCGGAACAAAGCACCGCTTCCTTTCTATGGACTGTCGTAATGTTGAAGGTAACTATGGCGCTTTTTTCAAAGGTGGCTCCGACCGGGCCAATGTTGGTATTGGTACAAACAACATGTTTTACCCCGAGCCCCTACAGCTGAGCGCCTCTAATAACACTGGTACTGCGGGTGGCTCACTCGCAGCCGACCCTGACAACCCCGCAATCCTGTGGGCTGTCTCGGTCGGCTCCGGCAACGCGACACGCGTTTGGGTGGTAGACGTCAGTTAACAACAGAAAGAATATATTTCATGATCTTAGCCACTTTTTCTGGCCTGCATGGCCATAACGATGTGCCCCGCGGCTGGTGCATGGGTTTATCTGCCGCGATCTATGGCCTGATATTCTGGCTGTTCTTTAGCTGGTGGGGCTTGCTGGTTATGCCGGTTGTGCTGGCATGGTGGGTATTCTTACGCGGTAGCCGAACCGAGAATGCCGAAAACGCGTATATGGATACAGAGAGCGACCATGTTCGGCCATCACTGCATGACGTACTGAAAGCGCATTATTACACCGGCTGGCTTAGCATTTTATCGCTGCGGTTTTTTAACTACAGCACCCGCTGGGGGCAAAAACTCGGCTGGGAGGGCAAGGCCGCAAAGGAAGGCCGCTGGCATGGAAAGCCGGTGCGCGTGGATGAGGCCGGGCGCGTGGAGCCGGACGATCGCCCGTATTGGGATTGCCGTCGACCGACTGAAAGCGCGGGGGGGCTAACGGCGGATATTTTATTGATCGCGATTCTCCGGGCAGGTCTATTGATGGGTCTTGCCAAGGTAATGCTATGAAGTATCTGCCAGTTAAAAAACGCTACAGCGTCAATGTGGTCGATGATTCTGAAGTTGAGGCGCTCGCGCTTAAGCACGTATTTGATGACCTGCCCCATGATATTCATATGCGCTATCATAATGGTGGCGCAGGGTTAGACGAGTTCTTATCCGAACGCCCGGATATTTTTATCTTAGACATGCACATTCCTAGCTATGACGTTTGGGATTCAGTGCGGACGATTAGACAGCACAATCAGGACTCTATCATTATTATTTATAGCGGTGTGGACCCTGCGTTGCAGCGTGAGGCGATACGAACGTCCTACCAAGACGAGTTTATCAGCGAAGTGCGCTATCTTACCAAACCTTCAAATGAGGAATTAGGCCGGCGCATTTGGGATAAGGAGTTTAGCTGCCTGATAAAAGGAGATAGCGATGCCGCATAATGAAAACAGTATAGAAGTGCGCGTCGCATTGTTAGAGCAAAGCCAAGTCTATATGACGAACACGCTTGATCGCATTGCCAATTCAGTTGAGCAGCTTGCGACTTACCAGCCTATTATAGATCGTAACAATCGCGAGTTCCCTGAGATAAAAAAGGAAGTGCTCGCTCTTCACGACCGCGTGGACGTCATAGAGCAGGAGCGGCGGGACCGCAAAACTTGGAATAACGGCGCCATGTGGGCGATAGGCGGGGCCGTAACGTTTGGCAGCTTTGTCGCCAACTACGCCGTTAAATACTTCTTTGGAGGCTAGTATGAGCAAAGCAAAAGCTATAGGTGGCGTGGCAGGCATATCAGCCGCCGCCATACTCGCAATGCACACGCTAATTAAGCCGTGGGAAGGTCGCGAATACGTTGCTTATGAAGATATAGGGGGTGTGCTTTCGGTCTGTGATGGGCATACCGGGCCAGACATCAAGCGCAACCATGTTTATTCGGATGCGGAGTGTGATGCAATTCTGGCTAAGGACGTCGCAAAGCACGAGGCGGGTCTCGATCGATGCCTTGTAAACCGCAAAGTACCAGATCAAACCAAAGCCGCCTTCATTAGCTGGACCTTTAATAATGGTGTCGGCGCTGCCTGCGGGTCTACGTTAGTCCGCAAAGCTAATGCTGGTGATCTGCGGGGTGCATGCAACGAGCTTTCTCGATGGGTCTTTGTGAATCGCCGCGTGGTTCGTGGGCTGGAAAATAGACGATTTCGCGGTGACGCTACCCGCGTTAGTGAACGCACCATGTGCATGAGCGGGATAGATCCGGCCTATGAAACACCAATGCTTGAGCGGATTATCGCGGACTTTAAGGAAAAAGAATATGGATTGGAGCAAAAATGAGCGACAAGATTGTTCCTATGCCGCAACGCCAAACCTTTTACTGGCAATGCGCATGCGGATGCCAGGTATTTTATTGCCGGGATGATGGTGCGTTAGAATGTTACCGTTGTGAAGCCGAACAGCCCCAAGGTGCGGCGGGTGACAATGGCCCCGTTACCGCGCGCCAACTCTGGCCCGATAACGATAGGTATTGA